AGCACCTCCTGGTTATGCCCCCAGGGTAGGCAGGTGTTGCAGCACGGTTGTCCCGTGAGAGTAATACTCTAAGCAAGAAGCCGGGTCTTATTGGTATTCCAAAAGATCCACAAGCCCTGTGTCCGAAGACACCACCGACTCTGTGGCAGGTCGATATACCGCGCATTCGCGGGCATCGACTGACGCCAGAGTCAGGTCGACTGAGTTAACTACTCGGTCCTCGACCTCGATCGGAGAATGTTCTCCACCGAGGAAGGGCACCGGTATCGTGAAAGAAGGAATCCATCCCCTTGGGAGGAGGTTCTCGACAAGATCGCGCCGGATATAGCGGGTTTCTCGCCAAGGACCACGACTAGGCTGCAATGCAGCGCTAAGTTCGTCCATGGAAGTTTCACGTAAATCGCGTCCTTCGTGCGCTGTCCGTATAGCCCTGCTAACGGCTCGCATTCGGGACTCGTAACTTTTCTGGGTCTCTAGCAACTTGCTAGGACCTTTGAAAGCCTTAACGGCCACGGCAATCTTTTTCTCAGTGAGATCAATTTTGTCATAAGGCACGTATAAATCCCTCAATTGCTTGGTTGTCTGAGTGTAGGACACGTCAGCCCAATCTTGCAATATGGGGGCATTAACTTGGGAAATTGCTTCCTCGTAAGTAATACTTTCGAGGCCGAGCGAACCAAGTTTAGCGTTTATCTCATCGGATTCATTAAGAATCAGCCCTCGGACCTTCCGAGAGTTACCACTGCTTATCGCCTTGCGAACAGCAGGGTCATCGAGATTCACGATAGCGTACTGCATGGAGGGTGAAAGCAATGCTTCCACTCCCGGAATCCGGGTGAGGCCACGGCCTCCACACCACTGCGGAACGTATGAACGAGGATCTTTCAGATAATCCAAGGGAAACCATCGTCCTAGACCAAGGGTCTGAAGAATGGTTACTGAAAGTTTCCACGATAAATCCACGTCCTGCCAGGAAAGCTCCTCACTGAGCTGCTTTGCCTTGCCAGGAAACGGGTTAGTTTCTTCGAAAACAGCACTTCCCACCTTCCGACGGTCGGAGAGGAGGCGAAGCATGATGTGATCGATTTTATATTTTGGCCTAGAAACAGGAAGGGCAATGCCCGCCTTTGCGAGACTGTTCTGGGGACGCAATGCGTACCTCGGCCCAGGTCCCGGCTTCGCCAAGAAGTTTTGACAGTAATGCGCTCCGAACTTCGAAATGCAATACTTGTCCCAAGAGATAACCCCACTCCACGCCTCAAGATTCTTGGGTATGGAGGAAAGGTACCTCAGGTTACCTAACCCGACATGGTCGTCGCCAGCACACGCGTAGTGACTGCGAGCATACCTTGTCGTGTAGAAATCACGGATGTTCGAAGTTAGTCTTCCAGGATTTGCGCGAGCGCTTCGCTCTGCACAGATACTGAACAGTGAGAGTATCATTTTGGTGAGGGGTTCCCCCATCAAAACGCCTCTGACTGTAGGACAGCCCGTATAAATCTGCCCACGGAATTCAGTCTCCACTTTGGAACCGAACCGCACGTAGGTTTTGTACACCCGTTTGTTGCGGATACCGCCTTTCTTTTTGAAAGCGCTAGGAAGCTCAAGGAGCAACCTAGGCGAACAATTCAGGTCTATTGCGTCATCAAGGTACTGCCTTGCAGGGCCTAGGTCGGGCAATGCCCCATCTAGGAATGCCTTCATGCCGCTTTTCGCAAGATCAAAATCGAGGTAATCTGTCGCTGCCGTCAGATCACTCGTTGAGATATGCGTACATTGCTCCTCTTTCCACTTGTCTCGATGCCTAGCCCAGCTAGCTTCGTAGTTCCAAGCGTGATCGGAGCCTTGAAGCCCGACACGACATCCAGGGATCTGCAACATGCAATCCTTGATGAAGTGACTGGCAGGCGACAAAAACAGGTTGATCCAAATCATTGATTTGGTTGCAATTCTCGCTTTTACGCCCGGCTCTGAGATGGGAATCGGATCGATCGGCAATGCCGGCGATCCCGATCGCTTCCACTCATTGTACTCTTGGTAAGACCAGAGAAATAACAGTAGGCCCAGCCTAGTGTCGATTCCTCCGCTCACATCAAGTACCTTCTGACCACTCTCCGTCCTGATACTATCAGGTTCGGCGAATTCGTCATAAGGCAAAGGAGACTCAAGATAGGCGATCTTCCAAATTGGATGGTCAGCTTGGTTTGCCTTGCAAATCAAGTTGCCCAGGGGGTCCCAGACGTCTTTCTGTTCGTACTCTAACCGCTGAATCGAGCTTCGCAGCCTCGACATAGCGGATTCAAATGCGTGTGCCTTTCCTACGCCAGGTGTCACCATGGCAACCAACGCAGGGAAGTCCTGGAAAACAGGAGCCGAGACATTGTCTCGCGCTTTTCGCACTTGTTCAAGAGTGGCAAAAGGGGGAACAAGAAAGGAAATTCCTTGATCTTTTCTCTCTTCAAACCAGTCTATTATCCGTCGGTCAAGCTCCCAGTCCCC